TTAGTATAGTTGAAATTTGTCAAACGCAACGCCGAAACATCCGGCATATCCGTCCTGACCCTTTCCCACTTCGTTATCGAACTGCCACGGATAGTAACCGCCGCCGATCGGAGCAACTCTGTACTGTGCTTTTTGATAACCGTATTTTGCAACAATGTCCGCCGGAGTATCGTAATATACCTCTACGGCATCGATCACAGCTCCCGGATATCCAGCATAGCCGTTGTTTGCATCAGACCAGTTACATCCGGTTACGTAAGGTAACCATCCCTTGCCCTTTACATGGACGCGGTATTTTACAGTACCTTTATTAACCTTTATCGCGATACCGGCGATTGTACGACCCGGAAGTCCTGCAAAATCAGACAGGTTATTCACAAAGGGCAGGATTGTTCCGTCGGTCAACATAACGCCATAAGTAAACACAATGCCGGGATCACCGGATGCTGCACTGCTTCCGCCTCCACTGACAACCGGAGCATCCGGCAACTTGTCCATTCCCATATACTCACGGATTTTATTAATAAAATATGTTTTACAGCCAGATGTGCCCCCATGAATCTCTACAGATCTGTGCGGGCACGCTGTCGCGAATACCTCCTTGTGCAGCCGGATTGTATTCGTGTTTGGAACGATACCGTACTGCTTACACTTCTGCGCCGCCAGCTTCAACGCATTCTCTTCATTTTTCTTAAAGATTTCCAAATCCCCCATACTCTGACAGACCTCGATCGAATAATAGTTCCGGTTTCCGTCTGTCTGCCCGCAGTGCCATGCTGCGTAGGCATCATCTTCCGCATACAAGATCCCGTCACTAGCTACATAGGCATGCGCAAATCCATTTTCCAGCGGATGCGTTTGCAGCCATTTTTTGTAAAACGCTGCGTTTGCATTTTGTGATCCTGCATCGTTGTGAATAAAAATTCCTCTCGGATTTCCACCTCTAAGTCCTGCTACTCCTCTACAAATACTCATGTTCTTCTCCTTTCTTCCGGCATTTGCACCGGTGCAAAAAATATTTTTTGTATAAAAAGAACACCTACCATTTCTGATAGATGTTCTGATTATCGTTATGCTGTTTTAAGCCATCTTCTTTTTTCGCACAATTTTTTTCTAATACGAATAATCTCGTTTAAAAATGTAAAAAATCTCATTCCCATTTTCATAGATTCATCAGTTATCTTACTTCTATCCCGATTATCTAATTCCAAATATAATAATGTCGATTCCTTCAATATCTCAAAATTCGGATTGCCTTCATTTAATACAAGCAAATCTCTCTGATGTAAATAAAAAATATTCACCTTTTCCGCCTTACAATACTTTAAAATGTATAATGGAATATCTTCTTTGGAACAGGACGCAATACCGTATTCTGCATTGATTATTTTTATTGACGCTCCCATCTTACGCCACCTCCTGATACACAACTTTGCATTTATTGATATTACCATTTGATAGCCGATACTCAATCATAGTAGGATAACCGTTCTCTTCAAGCCATTCCTTTGCTTTTTGTAATACAGAATCCTTGTACTGCACTGTGACACCATCATGCCCATTTCTACTATAAGCAGTTTTTACAATCTCTTCTGTGAAAACATCCAGCTTCTGAATGATTGCGCTCATGGCTTTATCATGTGGTCTTCCACTCTCAGAGAAAATACCGAGTTCTTTTGCCATTGTAGTACAATCCCACAACTTAGGTACATCGGAAAGTACTGGAACTTTAACTGGATAACCATTATCTGAATAAATGCGAACAATCTCTGCTGCTATGTACTTGGAATCTACCCCTGCATCATGAAGAGCACCTTTGATGTTCTTTACCATTTGATTTACTGATGGAAGTTTTTCCTTCTTGTCTTCTTTCTTCTTTGGCACTTCATAATATCCTGTTTTACGGAGGGTTGGAAGAACCTCGTCTGTAACCCAGTCTGTAAATTTTTCTGCATCGGGTTTACGACTCTTAAATACCAACTTATATACTCCACTTTCTGTGAGAAAATTCTCACCCGCGTTATTCAATTTTCGGAAGTCGGTTAAACCGACATCTGAATTTTTCACCTTGATAACTTGCTTTTTATTCATTTTACTCATGTGGTCTTTGACTGTGCTCATTGCCATATCTAAACACGCGCCAACGTGATAAGGATTAAATAAAACTTCTCCATTCAGTTCAAACGCTTCTACTTCATGTCCTTCAAAAATCATCAACTCATTCATAATAAAAACTCCTTTCAAATTCGTTCTTGAAAGAAGCCTCATTCTGCATTATAATATTTACAGAAGGAAACTTCTTAGTTGAAGTACTCGGTTGTCTTGGTAGGATTGCGAGTACTTCTTATTTTTTTAGTTCTTCGTCGATTTTTTCATTAAGCCATTCTGATTTCGTCTTTTTCTGTTCAGATAATCTTTGTTCAAATTTCAACATTTTTTCTTTTTCCACAGCTACGCTAAACGTTTTTTGTTTTTCTCTTCTGGCTTTCATGTAATCGGCTCTACTTTTCTCCGCGATTATTCTCACCTCTTTTCGTTACGCGTTACATGTAATATACCATTGTTACGCGTAAAGTTCAAGAGGTTTTTCAAAATTTTTCCATCCTACCTATGGAATTAAAAAGAGGACGATCACTCGCCCTCTGAATCTCCATCTTTATTTACGACCTTGTCTGCAACCTCTAAACCTTTAATCAATATAATCGGCACGTTAAATCCAGCTTCTACGAAATTTTCCAAAATCGAGCGAATCTCATTTATAAGCAAGCTGGCCAGTACGAACCATCCAAGCAATGTAGTGATCCCTAAATCTACGCCGATTGCCTTCCCGATCTCAATAAAGATTGCCGATGCTCCAAACGCAACCATAATCATAAGCCAATACCCCAGCTTCTTAAGGACGCCTTTCCAACCCCTGACAGAATTTTCTTTGTTGGCCATCTTGCTCTTCATCCATCCGGTTATCCAGTCTGCTACATTAAGCAGCAAAAAAGCAGCGAATAAAATCCAGTGCTCTCCTAATATGTAGGACAACACCGCCACAATCGCTCCTGCAATCGCATTGTATCCGTCAATAATTGCTTCTGCATAATTCATTTTCATATTCCTCACTTTCCTTTCTCGTTATGCAACTTCTTTCCAGAGACTCTCGGATCCAACTGCACCCGGTTCCCACACATTGCTGTCTACAAGAGACTCCCACGTTTTCCCTTTATGTGTTACCCTATCACCTTTTTTGTATGGGTTTGTGCTGTTTGGCTGCTCCCACGGCAATACTTTTCCGGTCGGATCTGTAAGCACCTTAGCATATAAACTTGAGGCGGTGTCCGGCGCCCAGTCCGCTTGAGATGTATGGTTTTGGAGTACCTTATATAGCGCATCTTGGTAAGTAATATACTTTCCAGTCTTGTAGGCTACTCCATCGCCGCTCCATAAATCGTACAGATCTGCTACCTTAAGAGCCTGCTCATCATCTGTAATTTTCTCTGCAGATATTTTAGCCATCGCAAAGACAGACGCATACGTTCCCGGTGCTCCACCGTTGCCACCGTTTTCCTTCAGTGCTTCTATGTCCTGCTTCGCTGTTTCCAACTTAATCCCCATGTCATCCAATCGCTCCTCTGTTGACAGACCGGCTTTATTATTTACAACTCCATAAATTCCACCCGGATATATCTCAGTATGATCGTATCCCGTGTAATTTTCCAAGGTATCTATGATCTGCCCACGTTCTGTGACGTTCATCACCTTTGTTTTTGTTGCATCCTCAAAGATTTCTTTCAGCTTTTCCGGCGCAATTCCGATTGTCAAGAATCGCACCGCACCACCGATTTTTTCATATGACTGTATCGGCATATCAGTTGCATCATTAAAAATAAGTTTCATGTTATCATTCCTTTCTAAAAGATCTGTTTTCTGACTCCGATTGGAATACGCAATAGGAAAGATGCGTTACAATTAAATACACCAAAAAGTAATTAATTATCAAGCACACTCCCACTCAGCGTCGATAAAAAGGTAATTATTTGTAGCTTTTGGGATGCAGAAAAACAGATTGCCGTTTGCTTTTGCTAAAGAGGTACAGGCAACTGGATTTTTATACGCTCCATCTGATGCAGTTACATTGACAGCAGTATCAATTAACGGTCGGTACTGTGACGGTATCGTAAAAGCATTGTTGTACACATTATTTGCAACAATTATAGAGGTTGTGTAGATTTCCATATTCAGATGTATTGCGTTACCAATCTTGTAAGAGTTGTTTGCTATTACTTTCCAAATCCCAGTGTTCAATCCGAGATCAGTCGGTGTGAGCGTCTTTTTATCGTGATACAACTGTAACTCCGACAAATCTTTATTTATTGTAGACATATCCAGCAGCACCTTAAATAACGGTTTCACTGCTACGATATTCAATCCACTCAGTTCCACTTCATAGAGTGGCCAGTCTGCCTTCATATCACCAGAACGTATATCTCCTTCCGTATGTAAAGGCACTGCTGGATTCACACTTGGCGTTCCTTTTATAATAACGGTCTCTGTTGTTTCTATCTTAGTATCCGGATTCTTCGTATATCTTTCTACGATAAGATCGATTCGTTTCATCCCTTGTGTTCCATTTTCGATCGCAACTTCGTCTGACCGACCTTTAGGGATTACCACTTGTCTTCCCTGCATTATTCCACAGCCGTCATGAATTTTTAACAAATTATTCGATATCAATTCAGTTTCGAATTTTCTCCCTGTCCCCATAACATAAGAATCTGCGCCGGAAAACCCCCGATTCAAATCCGCCCAATTTTCAGGCGTAATATGCGCTTTCCCGCCATATCCTGTTACCAATTCCATAATCAATCATCTCCTTTTAACTTGTATTCAACCTTCATTCGTTCACCTCTGATTACTAAGATCTTACGTACAACTGGCTTTTGCACCAAAATCCCCGTTATATAATCTCTTCCAGATACGATATCACCGATTTCTAGGTCAGCATCCTCTATCCGCATTTCAAATTCCTTATAATTCGCTAAACTTTGTAATCGCTTTGTACCATCTTTTCTAAGCTGTTCTATATCAGATTGGGATGTATATGAGTATAGCGCTGTGCGCTCATGGATGCCTTTGTAGTACTGCTTTTCCCCAACACTCCCATCTTCTTGTACATACAGATGCAGGATCGTTCTGTCAGTTCCCTCTCCTGTTCCGGCACAGATCAGATGGTTGATTCCCCGCCTGTAATCTCTAGTAATAAAATTAATCCGATTGTCTTGGTTATATTCTTTTTTCAACATCTTTGCAGGAACAGCCTGTAGTTCCACCCATCCAGGTATTCCCGGTTCTCCCCGTTTATGCCGGATGTCCAACCGATATCCCACGCTTGCCAAAAGATCTTCAATCCCGTTTAAAAGAGTGCAGTAACGATCAAACTGGAAGTTCTGTATAATCACACCGGTATCAACCTGAGGAACTAAAAAAAGACCGTCAAATCGACCGTCTATCAGATTTCTCAATATGCTGTTTAGTTCACCGGAAACTGTAAGGTAATCTTTTCCAGATGGCGGCTCAATAATTTTCTTTCCAATCATTCCTCGCCAAGTGTCCCCCGTCATTTTGATGGCATTCTGTTTCGTTATTGTCTTCATATCTCCGATAATTCCGCCGTATTCTGTATCCGGAATGTAGATCATGTACCCGTAATTTAACTTCTTCTTATCCCAAAAATTCAGATTTATATCACATTCAAAATCATTCGTATCTCCCAGTTCCAGATCCACCGCAATGCACCGATCCAGATTCTCAAGTTCTTTCCCTACAGCATCTGCAACTATCATCTTTTCTGTGCACATTTTGGTTCACTCCTTTCAATAAACAACAACAAATCAAAACCGAAACTTCCATCCCAACTTACAAGATTATATCTCGGCTGTATTTTTTCAAACGGAGAATTCGGACTGGTCACTCGATTATCGAACTCATTCACTTTCGTCCCATTTGTTCGTACACGGAAGACCGTTCCTTCCCTGGAATCAATCAGAAGATATTCCCCTCCGTCCAGCTTTGTCCTTACTTCATATAGATTATCCCCTATTACAATTCTCGGATTCAAGCACGGTCCGTATATCGTTAAAAGAAAATCGCACGCGGCGTAATGCTCTATAGTAATGCTGCCAGTTCCCTTCTCATCTCCCATGAGGTCAAACGGTGTATCAAATGGGAAATCCAAATATCCCACGCCTTTTCCTTCAACGCCTTTTTTGAATTCGTATTTTTTATCCGTAATCCAAAACGGATGATCCGTCACAACGGTAAGATTTTTAACCTGTATCGGAACACCCATAAACGCATCAGTTTTTATATCACCGGATATATAGCAGGACAAATACTGATCTCCAATATACAGCCGCCCGGGGGTGTGATCTATGATGTCTTTTACAACGATGCTGTGGAAATTATTCAGGATGTCCGCAAATTCCTCATCTGAATCCGCGGTCACAGTAACCGTAAT